CCATAATATCTCCTTGATTTGTAATTTTTGGGTGAGATCTAATTTAAACATGTGTACAGAATATATCAAGCAATCTTTTTATAATTGTTTTCTTGACATAGAATTTGTGTTATGAAAGAGACAGAAAAAAGAATGATACCAGCACAGACAACATTATTTGGAAGAATAGTTAAACGTTACGATATTCCTTTAGATCAGATAGATGATTTTAATTTAAGGTATGAAATTGAAAAAGAAAATCTTAATTCTTTTGGACCAAGATTAGCAGGAAGACTAAACACTGAATTGGAGTTTACTCATCTTTTGGGACAAACAAAAATAGCAAAAACTATTGGTGAATGTATTAATGATTATATTGATACTTTAGAAAAACTTGGAAATTTTAACGTAGAAAAAAAATTACATATTTTAAGTTGTTGGGTTAATGACATGAAAGCGGGAGAGTATAATCCTCCTCACACTCATCACGACAACACTGGTTGGTCAACTGTTTTGTTTTTAAAAATTCCTAAATTTATTAACGACGCTAAAGATCCACATAAATTTAAAGATGGTAAATTAGGTTTTATTTCAGTGGACGGAACTGGAACTACTTGGATGGAACCTGAAGTAGGGCATTTTTATGTTTTTGAAGCTAGACATCAACATTGTGTAATGCCTTTTAAAACTAAAATAAAAGGAGAAATTAGAAGATCCATGTCTTTTAATTTTATAAACAATGTTCAATAAAAAAATTACTTTCTGTGCTACAGATAAAAGTATGTTAGAGGTATGGCCTCATCCAAAACCAGCATCACGATTTATACCTGAAGAGTATAAAAAATTAGAAAGATTTTATAATGGTGATATGCATAAAGCTACTTTAAAAACATGTATACCTTTTTTAGATTCTCTAACAATGGGATATATAATTTCATTTGATCAAGATTACGTAGTAGATCCTGTTGAAAATGATTTTACTGTTTTACCAGCTAATAGAGAACAAAATGATTTTGGGTTTCACAATCAAACTCAACTACCTAAAGAGTGGAGAAAAGTAGCGGGTGAAAACGCAGGAAAATTTCATAATAAATGGTTAATAAAAACACCTCCTGGATACAGTTGTTTATTTATTAAACCAATGAATAGAATAGAAACAAGATTTGAAATTATAGCAGGAGTAGTAGATACTGATACGTATATTAATACAATTAATTTTCCTTTTATTTTACATAAAAGAGATAAACAGTTTTTAATTAAAAAAGGTGAACCTATGGTTCAGGTGATTCCTTTTAAAAGAGATTCTTGGAAAATGTGGGCAGGTTTTTATATGGAAAAACTACACAGCAAAACTATTAATATGCTAGGCAGTGAATGGGTTGATAGATATAAAAAAATGTTTTGGAATAAAAAAAATTTTAAATGATTAATATAAAGGATTTCATAAAATGTTATCCTAATATTTTAGATAATACTTTATGTGATGACATCATTAATAGTTATGATTTTGATAAAGAAGAAAGAGCCACTATTGGTGAAAAAGAAGTTTCAGATATTAGAAAAGTATATCAACATCGTTTACATGAAAAATTTGATACAATTATTTTTAATAAAGTAGGAGAGATTATAAAAAAATATCATAAAGAATTTCCTTGGTTCCCTGCTCATACTTTAAAAGACACGGGGTATGTGCATCTTTGTTATAAAGGAGGAGACAACGGAGAATATAAAATGCATATTGATTCAGATCATTTTATTAGAAGAATGTTAAGTATCTCTTTTACGTTAAATGAAGATTATAATGGCGGTAATTTTTTATTTTTTGATGAAAAATATAAAATAAAAAAGAAAAAAGGTATGGCAGTTGTTTTTCCAAGCAATTTTTGTTTTCCTCACGCAGTCACGCCCGTGACTAATGGTGATAGACATTCTATAATAACATGGATTCATTAGAAAAAAACAAATACAAATATGTAAAAAATATATTGTCGCCTGATATGGTTGAGTTTTTAACCTCTTACAGTTTAAAAAATCTTACAATAGGCGATGAGGATGTTCCTTTGTCTTCAGCAAGTCATTCAATAAATTCTGAAATTTATACTCACATGATTTATTATCTTTTACCTACCATGGAAAAAGAAACAAATTTAAAATTAAAACCCATATATTCTTACAATAGAATTTATTTAGGTGGTGCTGAATTAAAAAAACACGTAGACAGACCTGCTTGCGAAATTAGTGCATCAATAACTTTAAAATATTTTTATGAAAATAAAAATTATAAGTGGCCTTTGTGTATGGGAGATACTCCTATTGTAATAAAATCAGGAGACGGTGTTATATACAAGGGTTGTGAAATACCTCATTGGAGACCTGTTTTTAATCAACCAAAAGAATATTGGCATCATCAATTATTTATTCATTACGTAGATGTAAATGGTCCTTATGCGGACATTAAAGAAGAACTTTAAGAATGATTAGAATCGTAGTCAATCCAAGTTTTACCATCGGCATTACTTGTACCATTAGCTAAATCATCAGCTACAGCATTATCATAAGCAGTTTGTGCAGCAATAATTTGACCTTTTCTAGTTTCTCCCCAAGTAAGTAAAGCAGCAACAGTTGTTGAACCAACAGCATCACTTGTAGCACTTAAATTGGTATTTCCAGTCATATTACCTGTAGATGCATCTTTGCTTTGAATTTCATTTTGCCCTGGAAGATTATTCCATAAAACACAGTGAACAGTGTTAGGTAGAGCTGGCATTGCATTACCTTTATCAGCCCATTCAATATGAAAAGAATCATCTACTTTTATATAACTGTCATTTAATATTACTATTTGCGTTGCCATTAATATCTCCTAATGCTTTATAATATAGTTAACCACCACATAAGGTGAGAATGAGTTTGTGCCTGCTGCTGTTACTGTCCCTGTTAAAGACGTTGTAATATTACCTGTCAATGTTCCAGTTAAATTATGACCATGATTGTGAGCTGTCCCTGAACCTGCATTACCTGTATTATCAGAGGCATTAGGTCGACCACCAACTTGTGCAGAAGGAGTACCTGGTTGACCAGCGTTTGCAGCATTTGCTCTATTATAGCTATGTGAGTGTGAAGCTATTTGAGCTGTCGTTAATGATGTATTGTCAATGTTCCCTGTTACTGAAACAGTTTGGTTTGTAGCATTTGTAGCAGCTTGGTTGTTTGTTACAGCCACGGTAACTGTATTTGCACCGCCAGTACCTGCTAAGTTATAAGTATTACCATCATAACCTTGCGGCATTTTACCTTGTAATTGAGGAACGTTGAAAGTTGTAGAACCATCACCAGATCCGTAAGTTGTAGAAATTACAGCGAATAAATCTGCATACGTTGATCTTGATACGGCAGCACCATTACATAACAAATAACCATCTGGAGCTGCAGCAGCGGTCCAAGGTTTAATTGCACCTACTTCACTTCTATTTACTATATCTTGTAAGTTAGCCATTAGTCGTTATATTTCAACCTCCATCCATTGTCACTGTTTACATAAACAAGCGCAATGCCCGCACCATCAGTGCTAATTGTTAAATCTGATGTAGCTCCTTGTATCTTTTCAGAGTTACGTCCTACTGTACAGTTGTTTGTACCAAAAGTTCCTTCAGCATCAATAATTTTTACTTGATTACCAATTGAAGGAGAAGAAGGTAAAGTTATGGTGACAGCACCACCAGACGTATCAACAAAAAGATTGTCACCATCTGATGCTGTATAGTTACCAGTTTTAATTGACCAAGCTTCACCTAAACCAGCTAAAGAAAAAATATCATACCAGTTAGTGCCATCAGTTGCTAATAATCTATATTTACCATTTACAACAGTTACAGTATTTCCTGAAGCACCTAATCTTGCTGAAATATCAGCACCACCAGAAATGTTATTATAAATACCATAAGTTTTTTGTGTAGCTGGGAATTGTAAAGTGTGAGTTGTAGAAACTGTCCCTGTTAAAATTAATTGATTTTGTCTTGCTTCGTTGTTTGCTTGAGTTTGTGGACCATCGCCGTTTGTTAGCGTTGTTGAAGTCCCTGTTGTGATTGCTTTAGAATAAACACCTGCAATTGCGAATTCAAAAACTTGAGAGAAGTTATTATTGGTAATAGTACCCCAAGTGCCTGAATTTGCTCCTGTTGCTTGTAGCTCTATTCGTAAGCCTGTTGAATAAGTTGAACTCATTTAATCTCCTAATAAAGTTTTAAGTATTATTTTAAAGTTTGTCAAAACTTTTTTTATGCAGCTTTATGAACTTCTGTCCAACTTATATCGCTGTTTGAGTCATCTACAACGGACCAGAAAGTCCCTTGTAAACTACCTGTTGTACTTGTAGCAGAAACGCCAGTGATTGTAAAGCTTACATCTGTGCGAATATTTAATGCTCCAATGCTAGATGTGACAGAAACACTAGGTGCTTCATAGCTAGTTTCTTGTGATTCTTCTCCTAACGCTAAGGTTAAACCTATACCAGTAGGAGATGCGGTCGCTCCTGCAGTGGTAGTTACGTCACCCTCTGATAAAGTTAAACTATTACCCGAAGCAGTTACAGCGGCTCCTCCAGTAGCGGTTTCAGTGCCAAGAGATGCTGTTGTATTTACACCAGTTAAGGTAACGTTTGCATCTCCTGTCATGGTTAAAGTTCCTGAAGAAGATGTTGTTCCTACACCTGGTATATCAACAGTTTGTGGTAATGTCCCTGCAGTCGCAGTCATACCCTCCTCTGTTACAACTATCGTTGTATTGTTATCTCCTGATATTGAAAAAGTTCCGATAGATGAAGTAGATGAAACACCTGTAACAAATATAGATGTGCCTGGAGTGCTTGCGGCTGAATCCAATTGAACACCTGTAATTGTAGGTGCAACGTCTCCTTGGAAAGTCATTGTACCTGTGGTTGTAGTGCTAGATACTCCAGTTAAAGCATAACTGCTTTGAGTTGTACCCCAAAGGTTATCACCCCAACCTATTATTGTTCCTGTATCGCCTTCTGCTCCTCTGTTCCAACCTGATTGAGGCACGCCAGTAGCTGTTTCATCACCAAGTGATGCTGTCGTTCCTAATCCTGTAGGAGTGACTACACAAGTTCCAGTGACAGTTTCTGTGCCAAGAGAGGACGTGATCGCATTACCTGTAGCATCAGCGACAGCAACACCTGTAGCAACAGCTGTGCCAAGAGAAGATGTCGTTCCTAATCCTGAAGCAGTTACATCGGCATTACCTGTTGGTGATTCTTCTCCAAGAGAAGATGTCATAGACGCACCAGATAAACCGTTTCCTACAGATAAAATAAAATCGCCATTACCCCAAGATGCTGCGTTCCATCCCAGTGGTACTGTTGTGCCTACACCTCTATTCCATCCAGTTAATAATTGGTTATCAACAATTGTTGGATTAGGCATTGTGCCTAACGATGTCGTTAGGGCATTACCAGTCGCTGCATACTCAGATGCCTGAGTAGCATCGCCAATACTAGATGTTAGTTGCTGTCCTGTAACACCAAACACATTTGTTGTGATGAGTGATACAGTTCCAACTGTAGAAGTGAGACCATTACCTGTAGCCTCGACAGGTGCTTGTTGGTTCCAAGCACCCGAACTCCAGGTCTGTCGGCCCCATCCTTGAAGAGAGGCCATAATTTATTCTCCTATGCGATCCTTAAAATTGCAGCAGTAGCTTCAGCAGCAGGGAACGTAATTGTAAATGTTCCTGAAGTTGAAGTTTTAACTGCACCAAAGTCTAATACACAAACAGATGCATTGGTAGTCAAACCAGATACAGTTGAACTATTATAAATTACAGCAGCTTGTGCTGAAATAGTTGCACTCGTAAATGATATATCACTAAAATCACAAACAGCAGTGTCTGTAGATAATGTTGGCGTAACAGATGTTAACGACCCTCCACCTTCAGAATATGTTCCTGAGTTTGCTACTTCGTCAGTTTGTTGAAATGCAGTTGTTGATTTACTTAATGTTGCTTCGTTGTCGTATAGCGCTAGTTTAAAAGTGTTCCCCGTCGTAGCCGTAAAATTGTGTA